GAGAAGAAATGAAAAAAGGTCCCGCTGCCTGCGTATCTCTGCCGCCGCCCAAAAGACTGGCATTGGTTGTGAATCGTTGCTATAATGATGTTATTATGACGAAAGGACGAAATCAGATGAAATTAAACAAAGACTGTGTAAGAGAGGTACTGATCTACCTTGAAGAACATCTCGGTTACAACGACCACTTAGACGCCTCTACAATTCAAATAGACCCATACACTTCTGAAGAAATCTTGTATACAATCAGCTTGCTGTCAGAGGCCGGATACATAAAGGCCGTCTCGGTTGCAGATCTATGCACCACACCAACATATTTTGTGGAATCCATCCTCATGCCAGGTCACGATCTGCTGGATAACATCCGAGATGACAATGTATGGAGAAAAACAAAGAAAATTGCTTCCAAATTTGCCTCTGCTTCTCTGAATGTTCTCTCATCCGTCGCAACCAGTGTCTTATCATCAATGTTGCTTAATCCACCTACCGTTTGAATTGGTGTTCCAGCACCTGGCGCAGGCACTTCTCCATATCCACTTCGGTGAATTGGATGTTCTTATCAGTCAAATAGTACAGAACCGCTCTTAGCCTCCAATGCGCCATCAGTGCACTGATCATCGCAACAGTGGAAATAAGAACCAATACAACAATCACTTTTATTCACCTCGCTTTAACTGCCTGCTTAGTTCTGCCGCCGCCCAAAAGGCTGGCCGTGTATTTAGTTGTTGCGCTCTGCGATGATCTCGTTGATTGCGCCGAGGATCCGCTCTTTTGCCTGGGGCGGTTTGCGCTTGCCGGTTAAAATCATCGAGATATAGTCAGTTGTACATCCCATTTTACTTGCCACGGCTTTTTGGGTTATTTTGTTGATGTGCATTGTGCCGACTGCTTCCGCAATCCAACTGTCCATTTTTTTACTCCTTTCTGCCGTTTCGTTCTAAAAAACGAACATTTTTTGAATTTGTAGTTGTATTTTCCGAACTGTTGTGCTATTATGAATGTGCAAATCAACAGCACATTGGACTGACAAGAGGTAGCGCTCTCATAGTCCGGCTTGTTTCGTGTTCGGTAAACCTAACTACAAGTGCAATTATAATTCGGCAGTATGAATTTGTCAACACTAAAAGTTAGGTTTTATGAACTTTTGTAAATTTTGCACAAAAACAGAGGTGTAAAACTATGACTTTTTACGATAGATACCAACAGCTTTGTGTGGAAGCTGGTTCTTCGGCGACTGGTGTTGCCGTTTCAGTTGGTATATCCCGTGCCTCTGTCAGCGACTGGAAAAACAAAGGGGCTGTGCCATCTGCTCCCAACTTAAAAAAGATCGCTGACTACTTTGGTGTCTCTACTGACTACCTTTTGGGGAATACGGACATAAAAAATCCCCCGGACCAACAAAGTCCGGAGGAAATCGCCAAAGTGGCACTATTTGGTGGTGACGGTGAAGTCACCGATGAGATGTGGAACGAAGTTAAAGGATTTGTAGAATTTATTAAAGATAAGAGAAAGAGAGAGAATGACAACAACTGAGTCCCTGTTCGATGAAATCGAGCAAAACAACATAGAGGTGTATCTGGGTAGTATGCCCGCTGCCAAGTCTGCGTCTGCCAATATCGGCGATGATTATTACATAGCACTTGACGAGCAGAGCTTGGAAAGCACCGCAGAGGCCCGCTGCCGCCTGGCCCACGAAGCCGGGCACTGCATAACCGGGTCGTTTTACAACCTATACGCACCGCTGGACCGGCGCAGTAAGCACGAACGCCGGGCAGACAAATGGGCGGTGAAAAAGTTGATCCCCAAGGACGAGTTGGAGACGCAGCTGCGCCAGGGGCTGGAGCCTTACGAGTTGGCCGAGTATTTCAATGTGACCGAGAACTATATACACAAGGCCATTGAATTCTACTTTGAATGTGGAATGTCATAATTCACGGCACGCCGTGATTATAGATGTAATAACTTAATAAGAGGAAAAAAGAAATGAAAAAAGAATATAAAATCCTTTTGTATGCATATCCGTTTATTATTGCGATTTCTATCTTGGCTACAGTAGGAGTACCGCTGTTTGCTTTGGCTGATGTAGCGTTTCTCGTGCTGTACTATTATATTTTGCAGAAGTCATTTTCAAAACTAAATATAATCAAAAATGCCGACGAATACGCTGCGTTTACGAATGCCAATGCAGATCAGCGCGTGCAGGACGCCAAAGCGGCTGCTGAAAAAATGCGAAAAGGAACAGAGGACAGTTGTGCTCAAAAGGTTCAAGCTGTTGAGCACGAACTGCAGCAGAAACGGAAATGTATTGCGCAATTAAATATTGAAATCCACGATCTTAAAGCTGAAATTGAAGCGGCACAACGAGAAGTGGTTGCTGTTTCTTCTTCCGTCCCGGTAGACTATGATATATCGTCCGCCGAATATAAAGACAAATTTGCTCTTGCACAACTTAATGAAAAAGAATGTGTATCCTCAAACAATGCTGTCTCTGTACATTCCGACGCGCCAAAGTCTGTTATAAATGCAAATGTGAAACAGATCCTGCGTTGCTTTAATTCGGAAGCGGCGGCTATTATCAAGAATGTTACCACGCGGAACATTGACAGTGCGCGTTCTAAAATCATCAAGTCCTTTGAAATGCTCAACAGGATTTTCGCACCGGACGGAGTGGAACTCAACCGCCCGCTGCTGGAGATTAAGCTGGAACAGCTCAAC